CCATCAACCTTTAATCTTAAAACTACAGATTTGGCTGTTAGGCTTGTATATATGTATTTGAATTGTGGATTTCTTAATGCTAAATTTGCCATCTTAAAAGTCTAGTGTTAATGTAGCTATAAATAGATATACATTTATTGTTGTGTAATTATATTTTTTGTCTGCAGATATATATTCCCAACCGATCAAAAAGCGGTTATGTGGATAGTGAAATGCAATGCTTAATGTCCAATCCATAATTTATTTCTTTGTTGCTAGTATTATTGAATTATCTATATCTAGTGAGTAAGCCATTATAAGGTCTTCTGGCAATTTACCTAGTCCAGCTTCAAATGGTTTTGTAAAAAATAGATTTGCTTTTAGTCCCTTATTATATATACTCCTAGCGATCAAATAGCTCATGCTTTCGTAGCTCATAAAGCGCCCAGTTTTTTTATCCTTCCACTGAAATTTTTTTTTCTTTATCCAGCCGTTTTTTGTTTCCGGATTGTAAAGGGCTTTAGTTAGGCCTCCTTTTTTGCCAGTACCGCTACCATATTGAAACTTAGATAGTGCTGCACTTGTTTCTGGATATGTTGAGGTTTTACCTTTTACACCTCTATCAACAAAGGCCCCATAGTCTTCCATTAGAAAATCTAATAAAAAATCTTCCTGGCTTTTATCTATAGTGTATGCAACAGAATTATACAAGTCACCACCCCCTTTTTTGTCCCTGGTTAAATTAGACCTAGATTGCTGTACTACATATTTTCCGTACTTAGTTAATACCTCCTCTACATTCTTGAATTTCATTAGCAAATATATATATCATTGTAAATCAAAATATCCATATCCGCGGACCAGCCAGCTAGCTCGTTTTCAAATCTATCACTAAACGGCGTTAAAGTAGCATTCCCCTCTAATTGATACATCTCTTGATGCAAGGTACCCATTCTTAATCTCTGCACAAGCAACGTAAGAACAGACATCTGGGTATTTAAAATGTCTTGCTCATTATCATTTCCGGTAAATCGGTCTGTTGTTATATCTTTTGATTGATTTACAATATCACATGCCAGTATGCTTATATTAAATCTTAATACATTTTCTTCAGCTGAAACGCTATTAACTATAATATGAGCCAGCGGAAATATATCTTGTTTGTTTAAATTAATTTTACTAATATCTCCAATAGAAACTGTGTTTGTAAACTCAGAGCTTAGCAGCTCCTTCTCTATGGTTTCTGTTAGCTGGTAAAATCCTCTTATACTTTGTTGGCTCATTTGAAATTCTTTTTAATGTTTTTTGCTTCTACTTGTGCCTTGTCTTTCATATACGATAGCATCATAAAGCACTCGTGAACACCTAATTTAGTGATATTTTTAAATCTTCCAATGTCTCCTTGAGCAAGTCCGTAAATTGCGTTATACCACCCCCATTTGGCTGTGAAGTTAGAAACTGCGTCAAGGCCTCCCTCTCCTCCTTGTCCAAATAACTCATCATAGCTTTCGATAAGTCTAGTCCTAAATTCCACAAAAAAAAAATTGATGACAAAACCGCGTCCATTGGCATATCTAAAATCTTAGCGTCTTCTCCAACTTTGTACTCCACTATTGCATACTTTCCCTTTAACTTGCTTGTGATCGGCCTATACAAGACCGCCATCGCCTTTTCTATATTTTCCCAGTCTCCAATATAAGTATCTAAATCTATGTACTCTCCTAGCGTTAAATCGTCTAACTGGGGGTGAAACCCATAACTCACATTATTTAAACTAAAGCTTTTAACTAGCTTAGGCGTTTGGGCAAACATATCTGTTAACGTATTAACTATAAATTCACTGTCTTTAAATTTAATGCTCATTACGTCCTTTAATTCTACCTTGCAAAAAATCTCTATAATTTTAGCGCTTAAAAACTTTTCGTCATCTACCTTTTTTTGAATTTTAAGAAAATGTTTATATTGTCTTAATGTGATTTCACTTAGATTTGTGGGGATTGTAACATTGATATCCATACTTATATAACGTTTTTAAATTGGTTTTTTATAAGAAGTAAATATAATAAAAAAAGGCACACCATTTCTGATGCACCTTTTAAACAAAACTAACTCAACTAAACTAAATCATACTGGCCTCGTGACAAGTGCCACTACACACGCCTGGGCTATCTATTTCCGCGCCGCATTCGCTACACTCATAATCTTTGTACTCTGGGGGGCTATACCAATCCATAATATTCTGTTTTTAGTTTACCATTACGGTAATGTTCTACAATTACACCAGTACTCAAGGCTATAATCTTATATGGCCTAAGGCTCTTTTTTATTAGGTATTTATCTATTATCTGTTTCATATCTGCTCTATTATTATTATTAATCTATTCGTATAATTCCTTTTGGCAAAGCGTCTAAGGTGTCTCCCCAGGTTGTTTCAACGATCACATCTTGTCCATCAAATATCATTGACTCCTCATAACATTCTGCGAAGATGCTATCTTTGTTTAATATATTAAATAATTTTTTATAAAGACCTTTGTAACCTTTGGACTTTTGATTAACTAATCTGTATTTTGAGAAATTGCTCATATCTATTTGTTTTTATAAAGATACGTATAAAAAGCATACAAACATAATATTTAATAACTTTTTTTTTATTATTCTTCTATTTCGCTAAAATCAGCATGGTCTAAACACTGACCGCATAAATCATCACTTAAATAAGATGCCTCTGCACCACAACAATTACTATACATTTATATATATGTTTAAGGCGTTTAATGCGATCGCAAAAAATGCAAGCATCAATACTATTATTAATTCTGTTTTATATTTAGTAGTTTTTTTCATTGGTCAATTTATTATACTCATTAATCAGCCCTTTTGCATCTTCTAAAAATGATGGCGCTAATTTTTTTAATACACCTCTATCATCTTCCATATAACTAAAGTAAGCATCTAATCTTATTTTAATGGCATATAGCTTTTTAAATTCTTCTACTGGTAAATTAACTGTGTCTTCCATATCTGTTTTGTTTAATGGTTATGAATTATTTAGTTAATATTTTAAAGGAGTAATTAGCATCATCAATGTTTTTATAAAACGTCATAGATAATTGTGTAGGCGTATCTCCTAAATAACATTGAGATACTCTATATGAGCTTGCTCCCAGTTGCGATAATGTAGTTGAAATGTTTCCTGTTCTGTTGTCTTTAATAATTTTCATAATGTTTTGTTTTAATTATTATTTTTTATAAAGATAAACATAAATAACATATAAACATAATATTTAATAACTTTTATTTAGTTAAATAGTTTTGTACTCTTTTTGAAATTTGTATATATCCTCCCTCTTTATGTTCTAAGGCAGTATTGTTTTCTACCAATTCAAATCCCTTACGTATAAGGTCTAAAGCATTTGATATATCTGAAGTTAACTCAGTAATTGTTACCGCTTCTATTCTACCTTTGATCGCTTTAAGTCTTGACATAATGTTTTGTTTTAAGGGTTATTTATTAAGCCTGAGCGTATTTGGTTAATGTATCAAAGGCATCTGAAATCTTGTAAGTTGATGTAAGAGCGCTATCGTAATCTGCTGCTGCTAGGCATGTACCTTCTGCGTCATATAGGTAAGCTGTACCCGTTGAACCGTTGTTAAAAGCTTCTATTGTAAATTCCTGGTTGTTTCTAGTAAAAGTCATAATGTTTTGTTTTAGTTGTAATTATTCTTTATCTAATAGCTCTTGTATTTCGGCAATAGACTTGTATACTTGTCTTAATTTCGTTCTATATATACCTGTGTCGTCACCTGTATTATCTATTGCTAGTCTTAATCTTGTCATTTCGTCGTTTAATAATTCTAATGCTAAATTCATAATGTTTTGTTTTTGTTATTATTTTTTATAAAGATACGCATAATTATTAGTTATAAACACACAATTTAGTAAGTATTTTTAAAATAATTTATAATGGGCTAGTTATGAGTAAGTTAGCTTATAAAATAATTTCCCCTATTTGGGTTTTGTAGTTGATATGATACTGCATATCTGATCGCATCAATAATATGATTGAATTTATCTTGTGGCGTTTTAGACTTCTTTTCAAGCCAAGAGTAATTATTTAACTCTTTAATAAGGTTTATACTATTCTCCTCTATAATCAAATCATAATCTTGTAATAAAGCTATTCCGTAGGTTATTGACCCCTGACCCTTTATTGCTTTAACCACATTACACCCTTTTGCTTTAAGTTCATGCAAAAGTCTAGGCTCAGCGCTGTCCCCTATAATAAGATGGTCCTCAGCGTGTTTAAGGTTGAGTTCAGCTATCTGAGATGTGGTAAGTCCCTTTAAGTAAAAGCATTCCTTTAAATAGATTATTTTGTTGTTTACATCTATGTTAGTTTCAACCAGTGTATTTTCGTCTGCAGCAAAACCATAATCTTGCCCAAAGACACTTATGCCCACTTTTTTAAATTGCCCTATTTTCCAGTTAGTAAAGATAACTCCTTCGGCTTTAGCTAACCAGCCCCCGAGCATTTGGTGGTTGTATTTTTCTGGTCTACGTTCCTTAATGTTTTCTATCTGTTCTAAATAGCTTTGGGATAGGTTCTCTAGGTTATCTAAGTATGTGGTATGTATATATGTTGTATTCCCTTTGGTTGCGTTAGAGCCGCCCATAACACCTTTATCTTCAAAAAATCTATTGTATATCCAGTGCTCTTTTGTAACCGGGTTTAATATAAGTATTACCCTATTTTTTTGTTTTAGGTTTCTTACACTTAAATCTATTTTATCAAAAATATTTTCGTCTTGGAGTTCCTCCGCTTCGTCCATTACCCAGGTTGATACGTTTGTTAAGGATTTTAAGTTTGCGGTCTGGTCTCCGCTAGAAGTTTTAATTCCTTTAAAGATTATCTTGCTTCCTGATAGCTTATTGCGTATTTCGTCTTTTGTTATATAGAACGCGTCTTGCAGGTTTAAGGTTTCTATCTTGTCTATAAATTCTGGTATAATAGATATGTATGCTGATGACAATGTAAACCTCGTAAATAAAATTGTATGCCCCGCCTCAAAAGTGAGCAACAACAATAATAAGTTTATAGAATAAGATTTACCAGAGCCACGCCCCCCAGTGACGATATAATACCTTGCATCTGACGTTTGGATTGGCTTATACTTTGGGTCAATGTCAATCACTTAAATTTAATAATATCTTTAAAGTTAATATTAAAACCATCTGTTGAGGTTATATCTACGCTTTCTTTTGGTTTCCCATATCTATAGCCAAAATATAATGACATAGCCCTGGAGTCCCCTTTTAAGATTTGCTTCCCCAGTGTTTTAATTACCTCCTCATTATCAATAAGATTATCTAGCTTCTCAATTAACTTTAGTTCGTCTGCTTTCTTTGGTCTACCAGCACCATCTCTCGCGCCACCATTATTTTTTCTTTTATCCATATTTGAAATAAATTTGTTTATTCAATTATATAACGTATTTAAACAGGTTATTTATTTAGCTTTAAATTGAGCAGTCTTTCTCTTATTGCTTTTCTATGTTTGCCTTTTGGTAATTTGTCAAATAGTTGTTGTAGCTTTTGTATTAATTTTTTTCTAGTCATAGCTTTTCTAATTCGATTAATACCTCTTGATAATATTCTAATGTTATTTTATTATGTGGTTTTATTATTTCATTTTCCAGTATAAGGCTTATATGTAGCTTGGCGCATTGTTTTGCTTCTTTGCTTGTTGTTGTTTCTGCATAAAATGCTTTTGCTAATTGGTATGCTTTCTCTTTTGGTGTTTGCATAAATAACCATTCTTTTTTTATCATATTGCCATAATTAAAGGTAATAAACATAATATTATAATAGCCCAATAAATTTTCCAAAATGTAGACTTTACATAATCATTTTCCCATACTATGCAATGAAACCCGAAACTCAACGCCAAACATAATATTGTTTTTATAAAATCCATTTTTTTAAGTTGCGCAGTTTATTATTTCGTGCTCGCTATTGTTTTGCTTCCATTTAAAAGACTTTAATACTAAAGCCGCTCTTTCGTCGTACATAGTTTTTTGCGCTCCGTCTAGGCCTCTATATTGCTTTTCATTAGGTGTATACCCGCCTGAGTATTGTTTATCATAATTGTTTAATTTTTCTATTGCCTTGAAATAATCTTTCTCTAGTGTTGCATACTTTTTTTGTATTACCTCTAATTTAGAAATTTGGCTATACTCAATTTGTGATTTAATAATAAAGTTACTTTCTAATTTATCGTAATAGTCAAACCGATCTTTTTTATATAGGGGGTACATTCTATTTGCGTGTATCGCTGTTGCGTGGTCATAAGATTTACCCTTTGATTTTATAAAGTCAGATATGCTAACCCATCTCATATCAAGCTTATTTCTTAATAGATAACAAAGCAAAGCCCTGTGCTCTACATATTCTGTTTCTCTTGTTTGTTTGTATATATCTAATCCCGTTAATGTTATTAGTAACTCGCTTACTTGTTCCGGGGTTTCTATTATTGTAGTTATTGTATTGTATTGCATAAAGCTAATATTTTTAAATCTTCTTGTATATCATTAATCATTTGTAAAGCGTCTTTATAGTCTTTGTTCTGTATTGCTTCCTTAACTATCTCTAAATCATTTATCATCGCTTTGTAGTTTTTGTATATATAAAGCGGCATCCATTAACTCCTCTTTTAGGTGCTGTAAAAAATCATCTTTGTTATTGTCTTGCAGCGTTGTTTTGTATTTGTCTATACCTACACAACTTCTTATGTCAAACTCTCTTTTTAAATCTTCAACTATTTTGTCTTTCATTCTGTTCTTAATTTTAAAAGGTGATAACACTCCGCATATTTTTCTCTGGCTTTACCTTTATATTTTTGTTTAAATAATTCATATAGTTTTCTCGTGTATTGATATTTAGTATTGCAATCTTTATAGTACTTTTGCGCAAACTTTTTTCCGCGCCCTTTGTGGTAATTTACATTGTCAGCGCTATCCCCCACTATCATTTGCTCATAAAAATTATACATAGCCTCCTCCTCAGATATGTCTAAAATTTCTTTATGCTTATAGTGGTAATTATACATCAAGCAATTAAATTGTTTATAGTCTTTATCAATTGACACAATCATAACTTCATTCCGGCCAATATCGTCTGAAATTTGTTTCCAGTACCTTGCAACCATGTCATCAGTCTCTACACCATACCCCCAGATACTATCATATTGTTCTTTTACAAATTGGTGCATTTCATTTAATAAAGGAGGCAATTCTTGTTTTTTTCTATTAGCCTTATATTTTGGCGTTATAAGTTTCCTAAAGTTTCCTTTTGAGCCGCTAAACGTAAGCACTTTATCGATCGGATATTTTTCTTCAAGATGATTAACTATTGACATAAATTGCTCATCAAATTTTGCTCTGCTATCCTCTATGTTTGTATAATAAAGGTCATCATCCGGTGTTTCTCTTTTGCGATAACAACTTGCAAAAATTAAACTATCTGCATCTATTAATAAAATCATAATGCTTCTTTAATCATTTCAAGGTGCATTTCTTGCATCTTCTTTTGTTCTTTAGTTACCATACCAATTATACTCGGTAAGTCCCTAAAGAGCTGGTCCACCTCCATTACAAGTGTTTTATTACCATAACCAATATACAATTCCCCATCTGAACAATGTAATGTGTCTGTCTCTCCTATATAAGTATGTGATCGCGCCTCTTCTAATTGCGTTTGTAAAATTTTAATTTTTGTTTCTAATTTTTCTACTCTGTTATTCTGTCCCATTTGTCTATTTTTAAATTTAGTTTTAAATAATTTTTATTCTTTTTTTCTTTTACCTGATAATTAATTTGCACATCAGTTATGTCATTATCTTGTTCAGTATAAAACTCTATTTGCTTTTTTAATTTTTCCCAGGCGGCTTCATTTACTATCATAATTTATACGTTTAAACTAAATTTGGTGTTTTCTCCATTTAATAATTTAATTGTGTTTTCAATATTGTTTTCATAAATATGAGCATTACCTATAAAAAAAGTAATATTAGCAAGCTCTACATTTATTAATTTGCTTATTAAATACATTTGATAAATATCTGAGGGCAATCCTAAACTGCTATCTGCGCTTCTTTGGAATACAGAAATATAAAGTTTATTATCACTTATTTGAAATTGAATTAAACTAAGGCATGGCAATTGATTTGTTTGCACGCCTGTTTCGCCTATAAAAAGTACATAATTTTTTGATGACCTTTTTTCTTTATTAATTTTATCTATAAGAGCAGGAAGCTTTTTAAAATAAGTAGGATAACTATTAATTAATTCTGGCGCGCAATAGTCCCACCAATTAATTCCTATTTTATTGTATTCTTTTACATCAGTAATTCCCTTAAAATATAACTCAAGTTCTGCTTTTAATTTTTTCTTAGCTATTTTATGCTCACTAAATATTTTAATTAAATCAGTCTCTTCCATAGATAAAACTTCATTTAATAAATATATTATATTTCCCTTTTTATTAGATTGGGTTTTGCCGTTATCTAATATATTCTGTAATGTTGTATAATACTTATTCATTTTGTTTTGTTTTTAAATTAGTTATTTATATTCTTGAATTAATTTGTTAATTTGTTTTAAACTTGAACAATGGCAATGGTATAAAAATTTATTTGTTAATGAGCAAAAAACTGTAAAGTCATATAGCTTGTGGTCTTTTGAATAATAAATTTGAAAATAAGTTTTTTCTGATAGAAAATTTGAATTTGACATTTTGTTTTGTTTTTAAATTAATTATAAAGCAATATACATTAATTTATATTATAAACAAAATATTTAACAACTAATTTGGGTCAAGATTTATATTTATTCTGCTCGCATCATTTTCAGTAAGCAAATAAACCTCTTTAAGCAATCTTTTTTTTGTATATACTGTTGTATCAGGACAATACTTTTTAACTAACTTAGGCATCTTTAAAGTGTTTAAATAATACATAAAATTTCCTTTTGTATCATTTACAAAATATAACTTGACAACATTCTCAACAGCCATTAAAGCATCATATTTATCTTTTTCAAGCATTTTGTCTTCATAATATTTATTGCGAAATTTCATTTCAATTATACAATCTTCTCCTTTAGGCGTTTTACCTTTCGCATCATATCTTGAATTTCCCTCACCACAGTGTTTTAAGTCCCACCCATCAAGATTTAATAAAAATACAACTGCTTTCTCCCACTGACTAATTTTTTTAATTTCCATTATTCCAAATTATATTTAGTTCTTTTATCCACGATTTTATTTTTCTAGGATTGCATGTGCAAGGTTTGTGGTATTTATGATTATAATATTTTGCATGCAATTGGCATACTAATTCAAACTCATTA